CTTGTATAGTAATTACTTGATGTTGTTTCATAATACAAGAATTTTTCAAAATTATCAAATCCAGAAATTAACTTATTTTTTAATTCTCGTATTTTTATTTTGTTAAAATCTACAGATCCAGTATAGGTATCCAGTAATTCAAGTTGATTATTAAATTCTTCAATTAGTGAAATTTTGTAATTAAAATTTTCAACTCTATCTTCTGCAGAAGAATAAAATATGAAGTTACTAAATTCTCTAAAATCTATATTCAATTGAATAGATGAACTATTTCCCCCAATATATCTATCTAAAATTTCTTGTGAAGTTTGTACATTCGTTGATAACAAATCTGTCCAAGATTTGTAATCGGTTTCACTGGATATCCAATAGTCTGTATTTGCTTCGAAATTTGCACCTTTAATGTAAGGTATTCTTTCAATCTCATCTTCACGTAAAACTTTTACACCTTCGATGTAAGGTTTTAATATTTGTAAACCAACCCAACATTCGTAATATAAATCTATATCATCAGGAAGTTCGTCATATAGTTTTACATAAAAGTAAGTATTATCACCATCTGATGCAACATTGATTACATCGACTATCATATTTTCGCCAAAGTTTAATACTATTGGCGGCAAATATACATTTGATGATAGATAGGATAATACAAAATTTTCTAATCTTGCAGTATTTGCAGGTGTTTCATTTATTAACTTTAATTTTAATTCACGTCTATTAGGTGAAATATCAGCAATAAACATTCTTTGATTTGCTTCTAATTCAGACGGTCCACCGATGTAATTGATAAAAAAATTGTATACTAACTTATATTCACCTGGAAAAAGTTTTAATTTCTTACTAATATCTGTGTGTATATCGAGTATTACATCTTTTTCAGTTACAGTTTCATCCGTTCCATTGGGATTAGTAATGGTTCTGGTAACTGTTTGTATTTCAAACGGTATATTGTAAAAAGATCCGTTTTCAATATAAGCGGAATTTGGCAAAAACGCATGAACTTCTATCGAATTTGGATTCAATTGTTCACTATATTCTTGCATTACAGGAACAATCAACCGTCTTCTTGCAGCCGTGGTCACAAATCTGGTACCACGAATTGGCAAATTCGTGGACAAGATTTCTTCAAGATTTGTATAATTAAAATTATTCATTTAAACTACCACTTAAAATTTCAGCAAAAGCAATAATAGTTGAAAGTTGCGCATCTTCGGCAATTTGAACAGATTGATTGTATTGTGTTGCAAGTAAATCTTGTATTTGTTGATTTTGTTCATCAACAATTTGTTGTATAGAATTTATCGCCTGTGTTTGATTTTCTAATTGAACAAGTGCTTTTGATCTTTCATTTGATATTGTTGTTAAAACATTATCAAAATTAGAAATTGCTTCAATTTGATTATTTATTATCATATCTTTATTTTCAATTTCTTTGTTTAAGGATTCTACCTTCATTGATAATGCAGCAACACTATTACTACTATCATCTATTAAATTGGAGATATTTGTTAAAAATTCTTTTTTTGCAATATCTTTTGTAAATTGTTCTAAAGCAGCTGGATTATTTGCTATTTCAGGAGGAATTGTATATCCAGAGGGTAAAGGAACTAAACCAGTAACCATATTTGATTGAGCAAATATTATTTTATTAACAACAACTTCTTCCGCCCTAGCAGCTTCTGGTAAATCGGTAAATTTTGTGCTAATTATTCTTTCAAATTCTTCTTTTAAAAATCTTCCATCTAAAACTGGAACATTGAGTTTTCCACGATTTAATTTATCTGCATCGTTTGTATAACTAATTATATGTCCTGACATTTTATCACGTTTCAGCATTATTATCTCGTAACCTTAAAGTAATAATTGTTATCAAATATTTGAATAGTATCTCCACCATTGGTTTCTATTTTTAACACAACTCTATAAAATCTTTCTGGTTGAAAAGAGTTCATCCACAAATTGAAATAATTACCCTTTTCGTCACAACTAATTTTTGTACCAACTGAATTAAATGGTAAAATTATTTCATCAGTATGTGCATCACGAATTTCATAATATGATGATGATGGTAAGTAATAATTTTTTGTATAATAAGATTGTGTTGTATAATTTTTTTGTGGATAAAGTTCATTTGCATATATCCTTATTTTTGCCTTTTCACTTTCGGAGTAAAATTTTTTAAGTTTTACATTTATATTTAAATTATTTTCCGAAATAACGGAAAGACTTCCCGTTTGAAAAGAAGAATCATCCCAAACAACATGCAATTTTGGAACATATATGGTATTACTATCCGTTCCAAAAAATCTCAAACTCGTCAATCCTTCATTTAGTGATTCAATTTCATTACTAAATTTTAATATCAAACCGTCATTTTCAAATCTACCGGAACCAGTTATCCATTTTTTTACAATATTTGTAACATCCATGTATACATCTGATGTCTGATGGTTAAATGATTGAGTACATTCCAAATTATCATAGTCCCACCAAGTTCCACCACCTTCATTTGTAAAATAGGATGAAGTAACATCAGCTATTATATTTGATCCACCCCATGTATTATCGTTTTGAATCCATGTTTGTGATAAGTTATCCCATTCAAATGATGAAACGCCAGGTGGTACATCCCACATTACACCAACATTTTTTGATGTTCTATAAGTCCAAGAAACACCATCTGTTGTTATAGGTTTGTTGTAAAATTTACCAGTACCATTTATCCAAGAAGAACTTATTGGATATGAATAAATTGTATATTCTTGTGGTATCTCTTTAGCATCAACTGTCCTTAAAGACAAATAATATTTTGCATTTTGTGATATTTTTCCAGAATTTACCCTACTTTCAATATCAGACACGTCAAATTTCATTAAAATTCTACTGTTGTATATGTCTCCAGAACCAGAAGCACCTTGATATTCATGGGACAACTCTAATAGTTGATCCAAACCGGTATTTTGTGTTTCGGTTTTTTCATATATTGTTGCATCTTTTTGAGCATAAATTGTATAAATCATCCAAATGCCCTCACTCTACCGATAATATCATTATCTGGAAATTTTATTTCAAAAATAGATGGATCAAGTGATGGAAAAATAATACCATCTTTTGTTGCTGCACCTATATCATACGCGTGTTGAGAGTAACCTAATGTTTGATCATATTTGTTAGTTATTTTTACGTTTACAACCGTCTGAACACCATCAACCCTATCTAATTCAGTAAATATATTACTTATCACTATGGGTTGATTTATTTGCCAATTTTTTATATCAAAATATTTTTTTAGTCTATCAATACATTTTAATACAACCTGATTGCTATTTTGATCCGGCATAGTCATTATATCAAATTCAACACCAATATTTACAATATAAGCATCTCTGATATTTATTGCGTCTGTAAGTATTCTATGATGATTTAAATATGTTTTTAGGTTTTCTTTTGTTGCATCATTTACAGTAGTCAATCTGTGGTTTGCATCATATCCTAAAATGTAGAAATTTAAAGCAAGTCCATTTTGAACTCTGTCACTATTGTAAACGGATTCTCTAGTTAGTTGCGTATCTTTTGTTATGTATGCCTTTGCAATAGAACCATATCTGGGAGGCATACTGTATGAACGTATTATGTAATCTTCTTTTGTAACTGCACGATTTTGTGAAGCAAAATATGCCAAAGCATTTTCTCGTATTTCATTTACGGTTTCTTCTGTTTTTGCTCCAATCGCTGGCAATGGATTTGTTGTTGCAAGACTACTTACAACTTGTTGATATAATACAGAATCCAAACCAGTTTCATCCAACAATATTGTTTTATCAACTATTCTTGTTAAAACATCACTAACAACATTATCACTTATTCCATTTCCTGTTGTATAATATACTGTAAGTTCAGTGTTATTTGGTGCCAATCCATAAGTTTTTGTGTATAAAAAATTTGATGGATCTATATTTAACGATGTTGAACTATCTATTCCAATCAAAGAATTACCAACTAAATCTGGATTTGGTATCAATTCTTCATCGTCTAAATTTGAGACTCCCGCTCCAAAATTTATTTCGTATCTAGTATCATCAACTTGTCTTGTAGAAAATCTTCTTGAAACTTTTCTTAATTTCATTAAATATGGGGTTTCGTCTCTATATGTACTTAATTGTCTATCATTTCTTGGAATATTTAAAACGGGTTCAAATATAGTATCTTGTGCCAAAAATGGAACATGATACCATTTATTATTATCAGAATCAATTCCATATAATATTTCTATCAAATTTTCTTCATCCAATATCACACTGTCATACGGTTTTGGATCATTAAATCTATAAAGTTGTGTTTGTATTTTTCCAGAAACAGCCCTAACAGATTTTTTTAAAAGATAAAATAAAATTTCTCCGTTGTTGTCTATTTCAAATGGAGTAACTTCTGTTGGATCAAGTGAACTACTGAATTTAAAATCAACATAATCAATTGTTCTAAATTCAATATTTGATTGAACATCAGATGTTGCAACAACCATATCAGGTTCTATGGCAAATGCATAATTGTAATCTGGCACAATTTTACCAGAAATTTCAATAGATGGAACCAATTGAAAAACATCTAACATAACATTTGATGCAATCTTGTTTTTTGGTTTGTAACCTAATGATTGTGCTATATTCAATATATTTGTTTTTTCAGTTGAATGTAATATCATTGATTCTTGTAAAGTAACATCCGTATAATATGATAATACATCCCCAACATATGCAGCCATTTCTAAAAACATCATTCCGGGTGATGATTCGTTAAAATCTTGATATGTATTGGGAAAATAATTTTTTGTAAAGTCAATTAGATTTTGTTTAAGTGATCCAAAATCCCTTGCCAAATAACGAATATCCTTTTTTACTAAATCAGCCATTATTCAATGCCTCTTTAATTCTTAAATTGCCCGTTTCATCTATAAATATCTGTATGGGTAGATTTATATTGGTTTCAGTTAAATTAACCACTATCTCTATCCTTAAAGCATGATCACTATTTACACCTTGATCATCAGATAAAAATATGTTTATTCTGACAACTTTTACATAAGGCATCCACTCTGAAATTGCAGAACTTATTTCCTTTTTTAAAGAATCAAAAAATTCTTCTTCCGTTGATATATTTTCAAATAAAACAATTCTTATATTAGTACCAAATGTTGGCAACATATACCTTTCACCTTTTGCAGTCAGTAAAAGGTTTCGTAGGTTTGAATATACCTGGTCTTTACTTGTATACGATAGTTTAAATATACCATGTGGTTCATTGAATGGTATTAAAACGCCAATTGGTTTTACATACTTTTTTTGCTTTTCAATATCAACAGGTACAACTACTCGTTTTCTTCTAAAATAAGACAATGTTTATCTCCCTTTCTTTTCATCTATTTTTTTCATAAGAGCCGAATAATCTCTTGTTAAAGCAGACATAACTTCTGTTGGAATTTCTTGTTGTGAATAACCTTGTGGTATCACACTTGCACCTCGATCATATCCAAATCCCTCGGCCATATCTGCAGTAAAACGAAATTCATCTTCCATTTCATAACTTTCTTGAAGACTTCTTTTTGTTTCAGCAAGTAATTCTTGTATAGAACCAAATTCGGATTTTTGTTGTTTTGGTTTTACCACTTTTTTAGTAGTTTGAGACTCGTTATACATAGAAATGCCATGCTTTAAAGCACTAATATCATCTTTTTTTGTTTGTTTTTGAGATAATTTTTTAGTAAGAGCATAATCAATTTCTTCTCTTATTATTGACCGTATTTCTTGTAAAAATTTTTTAGTGTCCATATTAAATGTTCCTATAATAACAGTATTCCAAAACTATAAATATCTAATAAAAATAAACTTACCATGCAATAATATTGTTTATACCTCTGCCATCGTTTGGAAATATCATTTTATTATTTACATATAAAAATGGTGAACCACCACCATCTAAAAATATAACATCTTTTAAATCACCGCCAGATTCATTGTTTCCATTGGCATATTTTAATATAGCATTTCTTGCTTGAATGGCAGTCTTTTTTTGAGCAGCATAAATAAATACAGATCCGTCATTGTAAATGCCGATTGCTACTCTTCCAGTTGGAGATTTTGGTCTACCACTACCATTAAATACACTGGTTTCAGTTCTTGGTATTCCATTTTGTATACAAACTGGTTTACCAGCAACAACATACTTTGCATCAGAAGGAACTGCATTAGACGCACCAATTGTTGCAACACCATTTTTTATCCAAAATGAAGTAGCAACACCTGCTCTTCCGGGTTTTACTCGCATATCAGAAAATATTTCATCTTTATATGGAGGAACTACTGAATCCTCTATAAAACCTCCAGTATCGTTACCATTAAAAAATGAACAGTTTATTGCATTTTTTTTACCATATTTTTCTTGCATTTCTTTTATCAAAACTGGAACTTTTGTAACAGTTGTTATACTTTTTGCATAAAATACAATATCTTGTGGATTTACTTTGAAAAACATATCACCATCAAATCCATCAGTTGCATCCGGATTAGGTTCAGGTTGGGGTTGTGGATTAACAATTACCGGTGCATTAACACCAAGTCCCAATCCATTTTGTAAAACAGATGGATATAAAAAGTATTTTTCTCCAGTATTTGCACGATGTCTTCCTAATTTTTGATTTTGAAACTTTCCGCTAGCAGCACCGTAACCTAATTGATAATATTTTGCTGCAGACATTCCGAATGCATCTTTATTATTTGTTTTGCCACCACTTTTAAAATATTTTTGAGCTGCACCAAATCCTACTAAATGTGCTACTGCCAATAATCCAGCAAGTTCATTACATGGAATATTATCAAGAACACCCTTTTCTATTTTAGATCCAGCTTTATACAAATAATTGTAATTTATTTTAAGATATTCTTGCATTGCTATTTCTTGAACAATTGGACAATCCATAAAATCTTGTCTAGACTTTATGCCTAACTTTCCCGTCCATGATGCAGGATTGTTTATATTACCACCTTTCTTTAAGAAACCAGTGTCAATTAAAGCAGCCTTTCCGAACTGATACCGTCCTGTAAAGTTTCCTCCCCCTCCTCCTTTTATGCTATAGATATTTGAACTTTCACTACCAGCAAGTGCTGCCATCAAGTTTGCAATTTGAAGTGGTGTCAATCCTCCTTTACAATCAGTATTATCAATTTCACCTTCTACACCGGTTGCAGATATACCTTGTATGTTTGTATCTGATTTTGTTAAATTATATTTTTGTCTTAATTGTTCACAGTTGTCAGTATTTACTTTATCCATTTCAGCTGATTCAACAATAATATCGGGTAAATATTCTGGTTCTTCTGTTGGAGATTCTTCTGAGGGGTTTGTTACCACATCACCAGTTGTTCCAGCAAAACAATCAGATTCACCGAATACAATATATGGCATCAATTTTTTATAGTATTCGTCATTTATCTTTTCACGAGAAGTTGTTGATTCCACTTTACCAATATATTGATTAAAAATACTATCCGTATTTACTACCAATTTTTGATCAAGTCCATTTCCACTTCTAAAAAAATCTAACGCTGGAGTTGATTTTGTTCTTGCAACAATAATTGATGCATTAACACCAAACGTTTCAAGATTAGGTATAAATTTAGAAAAATTTGTAACTTTAACGGCTATATGATTTCCAGATTTAATCGAAGAATTTGCTCCAGGAACATTTGTATTACCACCTAATGTTACTATTGTTCCATCTTCATCCATATACAATAATACATCTGTAAAACATTGTGAAGAATTTACTGTTGAATGTGGAACTGCAGATATAGTTGCCATGTCCCATCTTAACCCTTTGTTTATATGATTTACTAACTTTTTACCACGGTCTGTTAGTGTTCCATTTCTATTTATATGATAACCAATTACAAAAATTGCTATAGAAGATTTTTCATCATTTTCAAAATATTCTTCCTCACTCAAATATTTTGGTTCTAACCATATTTTACTTGGTTTAAATATTTTATTATGAGTTCCTAATGTTTTCATTTCTTTCCATGGCATTTTTTTATTACCAGGATGATTTACCAATCTATCACGCGATAATATAGATCTATGGTAAAAATCTATATTCAATCCTAAATCTTCTTGTAATGTAAATCCTGAATTTCTCAGACAATGTGATGCAAATATTCCAGACCATCTTGGATAATTTGCCCAAGATGAATCTTGTACTTTTTTAAGTGCATCACTATCATTTAAACCTTGGCCAATGGCAAGTTTTCCCTTATTTATTATTTCTGATTCTAATATGGTCATGTGTAATTCATTTTCCGCCTCGTATATGTATTCTATATTATCATTAAAAACACCAACTTGATATGCATTTAATAAAATAGGAACATCTATCGGAGACTGAATTGTATCGTAACCCTCGATTAGTTTATTCCATTCTCCTTTTACTTTTGCATCATCTTTTGGATTTTTTTCATCAAATGGTGGTTTCCAATACGGAATAACTGCAGTTATCAATTCAATTCCATTGTCAGAAATTGTTGTTTCGTATTTCTCAAAACCATAATTTGGACCAGAATTTAATCTATATGCCCAATATCTATTATACCAAGGTCCAGATTTTTCAACCATTTTTTGCAATTCAGCTGGATTACTTGGCGGTGTTTCAAATGCTGCATCACGAAGGCCTATCGTTGGTTTAATATAAAACCTATGATTATATTTATTTGAAGTAAATTGCGGTTTTTCATTTTTTGAAGGTGGTGGTGTATCTTTTTTTATTTCACCCGCATCCTTTGGATCACTTTGTGATTTAAAAACTGCATTATTTTTTTCTTCCACATTACATTTTTCAGCTGCACCAGTTTCAGAACCTTTTGGTATACCTTCCTCTACTTTCGTTTCATCTACCTTTTGTTCTTTTTTCGTTTTAACTTTTTCTCTTGCTTGTTTTTTAGTAGTTGGTATGTTTATTTTTGATGTTCCGTCTGGAGAAACAATTACATTTGCATTCAACCAATCCGCAGCAGCATTAACTGATTTCATATGATTTGATGTGTCATGTTCATATGTATTTCCCGATGGTATTCTGCGTTCAAGTTTTTTTTGAATGGACAATAACTGATGATCACCGTTGATGAGTGGATCTGAGTCTTTTACACCGCCCGCATGAATATAAACAAATCTTGATGATTTTGGTTTTGTTATATTGCCATCTTCATATTCTGTTAATTTATCTATCATTTTTATTTGATCAGTATATGTTGATCCCTGTTTCATCATATACGCACCTGCACTAATAACTAAATCCCATTGTCCACCATCTTGACCGGTAACTAATGGTTCTATATGAGCAGCACCGAGAGAAAAACCAACTAATATAAATTTTGAAGGAGTGATACCTTGTGATTTTAATATACTTTTACATTCCCCCCAAGCGTCTAAAACATTTGTATCTTGTTTGCCATATTCTGAAAAATCAGTTTGTGCAATATTGTAAATATTGAATTGTTTTAAGTTACCGAATCCACGTTTTAGCATATATTCTGCAGGTTGTCCTTCTTTCGTCCTTTTCATTCCACCAGCAATAAATACAAGTGGTGCAAGTGGTGAATTAGCTGCTGGTATAAATTCTCCCAATTTTCCTTTTATTGACATTTTTTCTTCCTATTATTATCTAACAGCACTACTATTAGCAGTTCCTTTACTTCCTTCTGGATTGTAAAATCCATCCAATAAACTATAAATTTCCGGTAAAGGATTTCCTTCTCTAGATGGTTTACCTTTAATATCTAAAAGTTCTGTATCTGTTGCGGGGTTTAAGAAAATCCAGTGCCATTGACTATCAGTTGGATAAGGAAACGGAATTTTTACGCCACCCCATTTGTTCTTATCTCTTTCATAATGACAGTGGCCAACTGGTAATAATCTACCTCTTTTAATTTGATCTGCAGTGCAACTTTTAAATGATGGTAAACTTGCTTTTGATCCAAGACCAAAAATTTTACTTTTAACATAATCTTCATCATGTGAAATTCTCCATGCATCTTGATAATAATTATCTCTAGGCCAAACTCTTAGGGATAAGTCTTGACCACCATTTCCTTCAATTGTAATAATAGATCCATCTTTTGTTTTATCCACAACTATTCCAGTGTGACCACAATCACTACCTGCTCCGTCATTATTTATTTTCCAAAAAAGTGCACCTGGAGTTGGTTCCCATGATAATTTGTAATCAAAATATTTACTATTATTAGCAATACAAAGAGCAGAATTGTTGTCCTTTTTAAATGGTATTTGTATTTTTTTATTTTCAAATGGAGACCATATTTCAGATCCGTTATTTGATTGTTTTTTACTATCTTTATGACTTGCTCTCATCTGTAACATTGCATACATATAAATTACAGATGCAGTAACTGCACACCAAGCCCATGTATTTGCCACCCTAAATTCAGGATTTTTTTGATTAGAATTATGGTAAAACATAAATAATCTATCCAAAGGTAACATACCTTTGTGATTAAATCTACCAAATATTGGATCATTAGGGTAAGTATATGAATTATAAAAACTTTTTTTGGTGTCATCAGATTTTACGTCATAATAATCCCATCTACTTTTTTTCTTTGTTGATGAGTTAATATCAGTTGTTGGTTGCCATTTTAACATATCTAATGCAACCCAAAGCACTTCTTTTTGAAAATCATTTAGACTATTTAAGTTTGGACTAGGACAAGTTGCTGATTTATCGGGTATTATTATTTCACTTTTTTGTGCATTTGGATCCTCACCGATTAAAACATTTTCTTTTGTCCCTTCTTTATTTTCTTCTTGCTGTTGTTTTGTATCCGGTTTGTTATCCTTTGTGCAATGTTCAGTTTTTGTATCTGCATTTCCATTGTTTCCATTTTTATTTACAACAGGATCAGCTGGATTTTCTTTTGGATTATCTGGAATAGATTCTCTTTTATTTTCTTCACCCTTTTTTACATCAGATGTATCTACACCTTGTTTTAACAGTTCTTCTTCTTTTTTTGAATCTATTTGTGATTGATTGAACCCTTCAATTTTTTCCTGGTCTTTTTTGGCTTCTTGTTCATTGATATTTTCGTTCTCTTTTGGAGGATCCTTTGGTTTATCCGATTCATTGTCTGCACCTTCTACTTCTTCTGTAAATGGATCATCATCTTTTCCACCACCACTTGTTTCAACTGTTTCTGCTGTTTTACTTCCATCAGTAGATGATGTTGTAGTTGTTGTTTTTGTGCCATTTGGTGTATTTTGAACTTCAACAGAAGTTTGATTCTGACGATTTGCTGTTGCATTTTTTTTAGCTTCATCTTCTTGTTTTTTTTCTTCAATTGCACGTTTATTAGAATTTAATGTAGTTTCGCGCAATCGTCTAACTCTTTCTTTTTTAATTTTTTCATAGTCTTCTTCTTCATCTATATTTTCAATACCGGTAATAACAATTCCAGCCATTTTTTACTCCAAATAATTAAGCAACAACTTTAGTTGAATCGTTTAACAAAAGTTTTTTACGAATGATTGAAACATCAAGTTTAAATTCATTCAATTGATTGTTAATAATCAATGATGCATTTGAATATAATTTAGGTAATATACCACCACCATCAACTTCAAATGAATTATGAGTTATGTAATTTTTACTTAAATCAAATTCACCATAAATGTCTATGTTTGAGTCCATACTGTTAATTAAATTATTTGAAAAATTACCATTTCCGGTAATTAGTAGATTTTCTTGTTTGCCTCCGCCGGAATATAAATTTGTCAATTTGTTATTTGAAATATTCAAATTTTTTACCGTATAAATTCCTTTTAATGATTCAATAACGTTATTCATAGCATAATATGTTCCATATACATATTCAGGTCCACCAAAAAGATTTTTTAAAGAATTATTAGAACAATCAAAATCTCCAGTTACGGTAGTCGGTGCATTATTGAGTGAAGATAAACCCATA